TACATGCAAAGCATTCTTCGACCATGATGGCTCAGATAGCGTTGACCAAAACTTTACGGGACAGCACAGAACGTTCATCAAGGATACCCCTTTCGTACGAGCCGTAGAACTCGAAGGTCTCATCGTGTCCGCTGACAACAACAAATACATCAAAATGACTGGTGGTATCGAGGTGGGTTCGAATGCCATCACCACGAATGAGTCCCTCCCACTGGTGTCTCTGTCGACGACTACGAACGATAAGAAATGTTTCGGTGTCATCTCAGCTTCGGAAGACCCAGAGACGAGAGAAAATAGATTTGGGAACATCGTGTCCGTCTCACAAAAAGAACTCGGCGACACCCGCGTCTACATCAACTCCGTCGGCGAAGGTGCGATGTGGGTGGTGAACACGGCGGGACCCCTTGAGTCGGGCGATTACATCACGACATCTAATGTTGTGGGTTACGGTCAAAAGCAAGACATTGAGTTCCTCGCAAACTATACAGTCGCCAAGATTACTATGGATTGTGACTTTGAGCCCGCGACCCAACCCATTCAAATCATCAAGAAGGAACTCGCCAACGTAAACTATTGGGTCAAAACGACGTATGAGAATGTGACGGAAGAAGAGTATTCGAACCTCACTGAAGAAAACAGACAAATCGTAGACGGTGTCTACCAAAAAATTACCAAAGAAGAATCAAAGACCGAACAAGAAGGCTACGAACTCGAGGTCCGCCAAGAACTCGTGAATGTTCTCGATGAACACGGACAGATCCAATGGGAAGATGACCCATCCGGTGCTACTGAGAAAGCTTATAAGATCCGGTACCTCGATGCCAATGGAAACATCACAGATGAAGCTAATCACGTGTACAAGGCAGCCTTCGTCGGGTGTACGTACCATTGTGGCTGAGTCCCAAGTCTGAAAGACTTGTTCCCGAGTAACGCAGTTACTCATACACGAAAAACCAAACTTTACAAACCCACACCAAAGGTTTCTAAAGTCTGCCGTTCCAATCGACGAAGTTGATTGTCCCATCTACTTAAAAATAAACTCTCCATATAATATAAAATGTCTGGTGGTATCGCCCAACTTGTCGCTGTCGGTGCTCAGGATGCCCACCTCGTCGGTGATCCCGAGGTGAGCTTCTTCCGTTCCACCTACCGTCGCCACACGAACTTTTCCCAAACTGTCGAGCGTCAGGTCATTCAGGGTGCTCTCTCCCAGGGTGGTATGTCCACCGTTCGCTTCGAGCGTAAGGGTGATCTCCTTGGCTACACCTACTTCACCTCGATCAACAACGCCTCCAACGCCTGCGAGGCCCTCGACTGGTCGACCATGATCGACAAGGTTGAGCTCCTCGTCGGTGGCCAGGTCATCGATGACCAGGATGCCTTCTTCACCAACAACATCGCCCCCAACCTCTTCGCGACCGGTCTCGCCAAGTCCGTCGCGGGTGAGCTCTATGATGGCTCCACCGCCGCCAAGTTCTACCCTCTCCGCTTCTCCTTCTGTGAGAACTGGCAGTCGGCCCTTCCCCTCGTGGCTCTCCAGTACCACGATGTCGAACTCCGGATCCGGTGGAAGTCCCACGCCAACGTCGACAGCTCGGTCCGCCGCGTCGAGTGCCACGCCAACTACATCTACCTAGACACCGATGAGCGTGAGCTTCTTGCCCGTGATCCTCGTGCGATCCTGATTACCCAGGTCCAAAAGTCCCTGGCGTCCCTCGGTCGTACTCAGGAATTGAACTTCAACCACCCCGTGAAGTTCCTCGCCGCGAGCAACGTCGCTGCTGACAGTGTCAACACGGCGGCCAACCGTGTCAAGCTCCAGATCAACGGTACCGATGTGACTGACTTCAAGTTCATCGATCCCCACTACACGTCGGCGACGTCCTACTACCATTCCCCCAACGCTAAGGCGGATCCTTCGCTGTACACCTTCCCCTTCTGCCTGGACACGTCCAAGCTCCAGCCCACGGGGTCCCTCAACTTCTCCCGCCTTGATTCGGCTCGCATTGTCAGTGAGACGACGAGCTTCAAGGATACCATTTACGCGGTCAATTATAACATTCTCCGTGTCGAAAATGGTATGGGTGGTTTGATGTACTCTAACTAATTGTCCGTACCGTAACATAATATTTACTACTAGTAAAATGAACTTCTGGTTGATTGTCTTTTTACTAGGAGCCGTTTTCGTACTCACGTACGATCCCAAGTCCAGGACACTCGAAAAAATCGTAGAGGTCCAGCCCAAACAAGAACAATGTGAAGCTGAACGTTTCCAACGCCTTCAGTTTATCGGTGGTGATGATGCCTGTACCCAGAAGGGCAAAACAAACATGGGTGCAATTATTTCTGCTTAAAAGAAATACACATCTATTACACATAAGATGTTTGCTCTTGACCGTGAAACGATGCTCATTGCCGGTGTCATCATTTGTTTGGGTGTGATGGCCTACATGTTCAATGATATGAAGAAGACGAAGGAGGATGTCTATGCCGTGAAGACCTTTTCGATGAACCTCATGAAGAACCTGACGATCGAACCCGTGGAGCCTCCCGCGGAGAAAAAGCCTGAGACTGAGGAGAAAAAGGAGGAATAAACATATTCGCTTATTATAACTTGCTAAATGAGCAATGAAGAAATACAAAGCGATCGCTATTCCAGTCACATTTGAAGACGATCGACCACGGTTTCTGACCGTACGAGATCGTAGATTTAAGGATTGGATTTTTGTCACGGGGGGATGTCGACGACGGGAAATCTATAATCCATTGAGGTGTGCCCTCAGAGAGCTTGAAGAGGAGACACGGGGTGTTGTCTCATTGAAGAAGGGGGAGTATACAGAGTTTAGTTTTATACACAGGGAGAGTCCGACGGTAGAATTAGTTTATAATGTCTACGTCTTCTTCGTCAACTATAAGCGGACCGATCAACAACAACTGATCAAAAAGTTTAATGACGAAAAGACAAAGACGAATCTAAAAAAAATTAACAAAGAACCCATCAAGAAAACCTACGATGAAAATGATTTCATGAGCTTCGATACTCTCGAAGAGTTTAACACCCGTAAACGTTGGGACCTCATCGTACATAATGTCATACAAAACCCCGAATTCTATTCGTGTGTGACTTCACTTAATAGAAAAACCTTCAGTATAAAATAGAATGAAGTCAAAGACTTACATCTTGAAGCAGATCAGAGATCTTCTTATTGATAACAAAGCATACACTGAACGTCGTGCCGAACAATACGTTGAAGCTGTAAAGGACAAAACAGTCTACGAACTTCTTGTTATTAAAAAGAACTTAAGTGAAGACCAGAAAGAACATGCAGACGTATCGTGTATGCGATCGATCCTATACGATTGTCAACAAGACGATTAAAAGAATACCGCTATACCAGAATAAGGATGTTCAAGAGTTGGTGCTCGAAGAACAAATTCAACAATGCGAAAGCAACGTCACATGTCCTCATGGATGGTGGGGTTCTTTCCATTCCATTCAACAAGCTTGACGAATTCTGTGAACAATACGTGGAAGCCGTGAAGAACAAAGAAAAGATGTATCTGGTGGAGCAGAAGACACCAACCTATAACTTCTTTTTGGACATCGACTACAAAGATGAAGATGCCCTCGAACTCGAACGTGTAGAGAAGATCTGTCGTGTCATCTGTGACAAGGTAAAGACTCTGGGTGGTCGAGACTGTGTCGTGTGTGTCGCCAGACCGAAGAAGACGGATAACAATCTCGTCAAAACCGGTGTACACTTGAACTGGCCGGGGTTCGTCGTTAATCAAGAAGGTGCCTTGAACATCCGTGATCATGTCATCGCGACATTGACGTCGGTCTTCAAACAGGTGGAGTGGGACAAGGTTGTCGACCGATCTGTCTACAAGGGGAGTGGCTTCAGGATTCCATGGTCCTACAAGAAGGGTAAACACGTCGATTGTAATGGTCAGGGGTGTGCAGCTTGTGAACAGGTGGGCAAGATTACAGAATCACCCTATGTACCCTTGTTCAGGTATGTTTATGGACCCGTGATGTGTATCATGAAGAAGATTCCCCAGGAACCATCGATCGATATACTCAGGGATACGATGGTCCGAACAGATGCCAAGGACGTTGTCACTATTCGCCAACTCGACGGACAGAAGAAGAAGGAAGGGTCGTTCTCACAAGCTCAGATGAAGGATGAGTTTAAAGATTCTGAAGCTATCGCTTATCTGGAAACCTTCATCCGGAAGAATATGGAAGGTCAGGAGGATGCGAGAGTCACGAAGATTTTCACACACAAGAAACAGTTTTTGATCTCGACGACATCGAAGTATTGTGAAAACCTGGGAAGATCTCACAATTCCAATCATGTTTGGTTCCACATGGTCGGGGGTTCGATCTCACAGAAATGTTTTTGTGACTGTGAGACGATCATAGGTCGTCGACACGGTTTCTGTGCAGACTTCAGGGGAAGAGAACATCGTTTGACGGATAAGATCATCAACAAGTTCTATGATGATACACCATTACCCAGTCGAACGTCAACACCCCCTCCTAAACAAAAGATTAAGACATCTGAAGCTGTCAAGGTCATGAACACCTACATCAATAACTGTATCAGACCAACGACTGTGCAATCCATCACCAAGAACAGGAACAAATATGTCATCAACGTGACAGATACAGACTGTGACATGAAACATGGAGCCGAATGCCACTTTACGGTTGACAAGTCAGGCATCGACTTTATGTGTTCCAAATGCACTGGGAAACCCAGGAGGTTTCTCCTAAACAAGAAATCCAAAGAGATTTTATTTCCGGACACAAAATAAGATGTCAAGTGTACTCTTGGTGGCGTCGGCCTACTTGACAAGGTTACTCACAAGACGATCCGTTAAAACCGACGAAATTGATGAACTCGTGAAAAG